ATAGAAACCACCACCACCACCGGCAGCACCGGCAGCTCCTGCTATCATTTGATTACTTAGTAATCCCATGTGCTAAGCAATCGTTTTTATGTCAAGAGTTATTACTGATTGTATGGCTGTAGCAGTTTGAACAATATAATCTAATCTATCAATTGAATTGGCAGCTGTACTTAATGTTGGTCCAGTACCACCAGCAAATTTCCAGTTAGTTCCATAGGATAATGTACGTGAGCCTGTACCATCTTGCACAATAAATATAGAACCTGATTGTGAGATACCGGGATTAGTAGGATTATCTAAAGTTCTATTACCTGCAAGAGTTACTTGAAAATTATTATTTAATGCTAGGTTAGTAGAAATATTTGCAGCATCAGTTAAAGTAGTAACAGCTCCTACTTGAGCTGTGCTAAAAGTTTGAGTTTCGTTGGTTACAGCTCCTACGGAAGCATGGTAACTTGCAAGGTATCGTGCTCTGGTTGTCATATCTTTTCCTAACTAAATGCTAATTGTGGTGCACCCAACTGTATTGAGTCTACTGCTTTTACATAATAAGGTAAAACATCAACTGATGCAGCCGCTGTACTTAACGTAATTCCAGCACCACCTACTGTTTCATAATCTGTTCCAAGAGATAATGTTCTACTACCTGTACCATCTTGAACCAAAACTATAACTCCTGATTGTCCTACATTTTCTGTAGTAGGATTAGTAAAAGTAATGTTACCTCCTAGAGTTACTATAAAGTTTTGATAAGTATCATAATTAAAAGTAAAAGCTCCGGTTTCTGTAGAAGATACAGTATATCCTGCTTGAGCTTTAACCCATACATTGTTAGTATCATTCTTTGCAAGAGTAGAATTATCAGCTAACTTAGTAAGAGCAATACTTGCATTTGCATTAACAGCTACATTCATTAATGTTCCTGCACTAACTTTTACATTAGTAACAGCACCTGTTGCTAACTTAGGTGTAGTAACAGCACCATCAGCTATTTGACTAGATGTTACTATTGCATTAGCTGGTCCATTACCAAGGTATGACATTATGTTATCTCCAGTATTGACATTACAACATCAACAGAAGAAGCTGTGTCTGATGTTACAAATATTCCATCTCCTGTTTCTAGTACAACTTTCTGATCACCACCTATTACTATTAAAGAACCTCCTGATGGTATAGGTGCAGTCTTAACTAAAGCTGTATCAGTAGCTCCATCATTATGATCACATGTAACATAAATGGTACTAGCTGTAATGTTTGCTAAAGTTAATCCTATAATAGTTGTTTGTGTAGCAGAAGCAACTGTGTAATTTCCTACTCTTGTGTCACTTGTTCCTACTGCTTGTGATGTTTTATTTTTAAATGTATTTGCCATGTTATTATCCTAGTGCTATTGCGAGAGCTATAATTTCATCCGTTGTAGCTATCCCTGTTAAGTTTGAACCATTACCCCAATATCCAGATGCTGTAACATTACCAGTTAAAGTTATTCCTACTCCAGATACTTGCCCTGTTACATCTATTGTTCCTGCTGTTAAATCAGTAATACTAGCAGCAGTTACTACTCCTAAGTTATTTACTGTAAAGGATGCTACAGAAGTTGCTCCTACTACATTAGTAAGATTAGAACCATCACCCCAGTATGCAGCTGCTGTTACATTTCCTACTACTGTTATACCTGTTGAAAAATTAGTTTGATTACCAAAAGTTTTATTCATAAATATATCTGTTGTTGATACACCTGCTAGTTGTGTACTACTATTAGGCATAGTTGCTACTACATTACCACTAAAGGCTGAATGAGCTGGAGCTTGTAATCTTGCATAATGAGCATTACCACTTTCACAATATAAATCTATATTTGCTGGTGAACCACTATCTGTTTTTACTTGTATACTACCACCTGCTACAAAAACATCTCCACCAATAGATGCAATAGCATTTACTGCCAGAGCTGTAGTAGAAGTTTTAACTCCTACATTAAGATTGTTTAGATTTAAATCTGTACCACTTGTAGGTAAAATAATACCTGTTAAGTTAGCACCACTTCCCCAGTATGCTGTTGCTGTTACATTTCCACTTACCACTAAACTAGATGCTGTGGCAGAAGCTAATACAGAAGATGATACAGCTGTGAGTTGATTAACTGTAAATGCTGCTACAGATGTAGGAGCAGTTGGTAAGTTAGTTAAATTAGAACCATCTCCCCAGTATGCAGATGCTGTAACATTACCACTAACTACTAAACTAGATGCTGTAGCAGAGGCTAATGCAGAGGAAGATACAACAGTAAGTTGGTTAGCTGTGAAAGCTGCAACAGATGTTGAAGCACTTGGTAAGTTAGTTAAATTAGAACCATCACCCCAGTATGCACTAGCTGTTACATTACCATTAATTCGTGCATTGTGATTAACTTGTAAGCCATCTCCTGTGCCTGTTAATTCTAATGAAGTAATAGTTAATGCATCTGAAACTTTTACAGTACCACTTACATTTGCTGTTGTTGTTGTAGCTGCATCTACTGTTATCGTAATTCCGTTACCAGCAGTTATACCACTCATTGTACCACCAGCACCAGAAGGAAGATTAACTAAATGTCTACCATCTCCATAATAAAATCCTGCACTTACTTGTTGAGTAAAGGTTGCACTTGCTCCTACAACCATAGTTCCACTTACTTTAGAACTAAAGTTTGCAGTTGCTCCACTAACATTACCAGTTACATTACCAGTAAGATTACCAGTTACATCTCCATTTACATCTCCAGTTAAATCTCCAGTTACATCTCCTACTACATTACCAGTTACGTTTCCTGCTACATTACCAGTTACATTACCAGTAAGAGCTCCTCTAAAACCTCCAGTAGCAGATACTTCATTAATAAAAGTTGCTCTGTTTCCTGTAAGAGTTTGTGCTACCCAAAGATCAGTTACAGATAAATTAGTTACAGACATATTTGCTGTGACTACAGCACTAACAATGATTCCATATCTGTCAATATTAAGACTATGCATAGGACCATAAGTCGCAGAAGTTACTCCACTAATCTGTAAAGAAATATTACTGTTACCTGCTTGTCCTGCAGTATTAGTAATAGAAAGTGGAGCTGTAGTAGTAAATTGTCTACCATAAGGTAAACCACTAACCATAGCAACATATCCTGTTACACCAGTTAAATCTGTTATAGCATTAATAGCAGAGGCATCAGCAGTAATTGTTGTACCATCTAATTGAAAAGCACCTGAAATATTAAATGTAGAATTAGAAAGTTGAATAGCAGAATTGTTTCCAAAACCATCTTGAACATTTTGTAGAGTGCTGCTTACTCCTGTTGAACTAACCTTAAGTAGTCCACCATAAGTATTTGCAATTTTAGTACCGGTTAGTGTTGTCATTCTTTAGCTCCAAACTTTCTTTATCATACCACAGGTTAGACGAGATTCCAATCATTAGTTTGGTCTTCCCAATTCATTGTAGCATTCTCCCATGAAATATTTCTATCAGCATTGGAAGGTGGTCGAGGATCATTCACAGGTACTTCTGGAGTTATTACAGGAGAATAGTTTAAAGGATTGTTTTGAATATTCCACATACCATCCCAACATTCAGGACATACCTTTGTATTATAACTAGTCTTTTGTAATGTGTGTAATTTATATCCAAAACCACATTGATCACAAATTCCCGGTGTACGAGAGTTACCACCCATTACGTAATGTAACCTAATCTAGGTACTATTCTCAAATCAGCTCTTTGACTATCGGCTTCAAAGGCTGTTGTAAATGTTTCTTCATAGTTAGCTTTTAACATCATAATTCTATCACCCGGAGTATTAGGTCTTTTCATTGATAAGTAATAAGCTAATCCATTAATAAGACAGGGTAAGAATCTAAAAGGAACATCAGCATTTTGAATAGCACTCTTGGTAATATCATACAGCCTACGGACTCTATAGTATCTAAATGTATAAGTCTGAGTATTATCAGGCACAGGCCAGAAGTGTACTGAAACTGTATTCAATCCTCTAAGTGTAGCAAACTGTACTGGTCTTCCTGTTGTAGTCTTATCTACAATAGCTTCATACTCATTATAAGATATACGAGTTAATTGTAAATCATTACCAGCAGCAGAAGCTCTTAGATAACCATCAAGTATATCTACTGTTGATGGATCTAAAGTTAGAGAAGCCTCATTAAAAGTTAATGTATTTGTTTGTAGATCAGTAGCCCATAGAAGAACACCACGATTCTGCCAGTCTGTTAGTAAAAGATTTAAACTACGTCTTGCACTACGACTATCATATCCTGTTTGTGGTTGACCACCGGCAAGCTCGAAAGCTTCCTCAATGATCTCATCCACATAGAAATCTAAATTAAATGCATTAGTACTTGATGTAGCCATTACTATTTCCTAAGCTTTACGTCTGTTAATCTTACCTTTTTTAACCATTTTAGAACCTGACTTACCATAAGATTCATTTCTTGAATTTGCTAATTGTCTTGCAGTTCTTTTCTTTTTAACTCTCATTGCAATTGATTCATCTTTACGAGCATTATATCCTTGTTTCTTTTTACCTACAGCCATTTTATTTTTTCCTTTGTTAATTAAGTTGCTTTACGATTTCTTCCTTTAGCACTAAGCTTTTGGAACTTTTTCTTTCCATACTTCTTACGTCCTATCCAAGCAGCTAGTGCTGGAGAACCTGTTTTCTTGGCAAGCTTTGCAAATCTTTTTCCTGAACCAAGTTTGGGAGTAACTTGTTTCCCAGTTTTTGCTCTGCTGATTGCCATTATCTATTTCTCATACGAGCTGGCATTCCACCACCTGCCATTGGTATTGGTGTTATCTTATTCTTAGCTGGTCCACCTCTGTTCATCTTTACAACAGAAGGTCCTGTACGAGCAGCACCATAACCTTGTCCAGTTGGTCTTGCTGTGGTATTAGGAAATGTATCTAGTTTAAGTTTTTCTCCTGCACCTGTTCTAGCTTGCTTGGAGGATTTAAAATTATTTTTAAGCATTATATTATTCCTCCTTTATAATATGAAGCTACAAGCTTAGAACCTGCAGAGCCACCTTTATTAAAAGTTGGTGCTAAAGATTTAACTTCCTTTTGCTTCATATCTTTATCAAATCTTTTTTGCATCCCCCCACCTGTAGTTAATCCATCAAGCCTTCTTGTTTTACGTTCGTTTTTTAAAGCATCCATAGATGTTGTTCTTTTTTTTGTTTTGTTTAAAATGTCTTGACCTTCTTTTAAAGTTTTAGCTTTCTTAGTAGGTTCAGTTAGTGTATTTTGAATTTCAAACTCATAATCTGTATTACCATATTGTAGGGCTGCATTTTTTCTTTTCTTTGCATCCTCTTTATTTTTTTTTACTCTTTTTCCTAATTCTGTTTGTGCTTTTTTATAATTCTTATCTGCTTGTCTTGCCATTATTCTTCTCCTATTAATTTGTATTGATCAGCAACGACTTGTCCACCCTCGCTAAATTTATATTTATATCCTGCTGCTACAGTTCCTTCATTAGTATCCGGTCTATAGTTAGCTTCTCCACTTATAGAGTGATTACCTTTATTGTAACTAGCACTCGCTTTTAGCTTAGATCCTTTCAGTACATTCTTTGGCTTCTTATTAGAAATAGCATTAACAATACTATTGTTTCTAAGACTCCCTGATATATCTAAATTAAGTTTACCAAGTTTAATCTTTTGTTTTCCTTTAATCTTTGTTGGTTGAAGTTTAAAATTAGCCATTAGAATGATTCATATAAAGAAGAAACAATCATACCACCTTCAGAAAATCTAGAGGAACCAGAAGTATTCTTTTTAACTTTATATTTAGGATTTCTATATTGTATAGTAGAAGCTTTTTCCATTTTAACATAATCATCATCAGTCATTTTATTAAATTCTTTTTCCGTATAATCATCATAGTTTTTTACTTTTTTATAAATAGGAGCACGTGCAGTACCACCTACTTGTTTCATACGTCCTACAGCTCTACCTTTTCCTGCAACCTTTTTATAAATAGGAACACGATCAGTACCACCTACTCGTTTCCTTGTACTTCTTAATATATTTGTTTTTGGAGTAGCCCCTACAACCTCAATTT